GCAGACGGTGGCATTACTGTAATCCACTGGCGTTGCACAGGCGTAGACGGTGATTACTCTGCGTCTAGCTATGGCACAACTAGCCACACACCAGATGCGGATGCGGATGGTTTCATTGCTTACGATAGCGTAACGGAAGCCAACTGCATTGCATGGGCGCAAGCCGAAGCAAACCAAGCGGATGTCGAGGCGGCGATTGCTGCTAAGATTGAAGCTGACAAAACCCCCACTAGCGCAGCGGGAGTACCGTGGGCGGCTGAATAACATGAAAGGAGATCGACGTGGCTGAAGATAAAAAGGTCATTGAGATTGACGGCGTAGAATACACTGAGGATCAACTGTCGGATGAGGCAAAGCACTGCATCAATCAGGTTGCATCCTTGGATCAAAAAATCAGATCCGCCTCGCTAAACATCGAGCAGATGCAAGTGGGCCGGGACGGCTACATTGCAAAACTGAAAGCGGAATTGCCCGCAGAGGACATTGCAGCCGAATAACTAAAAGGTGCGTCAATGGCATTGATCGATTTAAACATTCCGGCTGGCGTGTATCGCAACGGAACGGATCTACAGTCGCAAGGCCGTTGGCGCGACGCCAACTTAGTCAGATGGCACGACGGCATCATGCGTCCCATCGGCGGCTGGCGGCGTCGCACCGCGACGGCTGCGAGTTACAAGCTGCGCGGCATGATCACCTGGAGCGACAACAGCGCGGACCGGTGGATCGCCACGGGATCCTACAACAACCTATACGCCTACAACCCCGGCGGCACGCAATTCGAGATCACCCCAGAAAAGTGGAACACCGGGCGCGAGGACGCCCTGTCGTTCACCGGCTTTGGCGGCGGCGCGTTTGGAAACTACGCCTGGGGCGTGGCCCGTCCCGACAGCGTAAATATCTTTCCCGCGACCGTGTGGCAGCTCGACACCTGGGGCGAAAACTTGGTCGCGATGACCGAGGATGACGGCAAGATTTACGAGTGGGATCTGGATACAGACAGCGGCACCGAGACGGTGACCAACGGCGCGTTTGACGCGGACAGCGACTGGACGAAGGGCGCGGACTGGGCAATCGCCTCCGGCGTGGCGTCCTGGTCTGGCACGACGGCAAACGCCCTGGAGCAAACCATAGCGGGCCTGACAAACGGCGAGGTCTACGAGCTGACCTTCACGGTCGCATCTGCCGGGGATCCGTCGGTCAACATCGACATTAACGGCACGACCAGCGCGACCGACCTGGTGGACCAGGATTTTGACGGCACCGGCACGTTTACTTATCGCTTTCAGGTGGACGACACGAGCATTGACCTGGACATCAATCCGGCGACAGACGCGGAGCCTGCGTTTGACATCGACGACGTCAGCATCATCAAGGTGCCAGCGGCCAAGGTGCTAACTAACGCGCCGGTCGATAACTTGAGCCTGGTCGTGACTGAGGAGCGTTTCTTGTTCGCCCTGGGAGCTGGCGGCAACCCCCGCAAGGTCCAGTGGAGCGACCGGGAGGCAAACAACGTCTGGACACCGGCGACGACCAACGAGGCTGGCGACCTGGAGTTAAACACCTCCGGATCCATTATGAAGGGCTTGCGCGTGCGCGGCCAGACGCTGATCCTGACAAACCGAGACGCCCACGTTTTCAACTACATCGGCGCGCCTTACGTTTTCGGTCAGGAGCGGGTCGGCACGTCCTGCGGGCTGGCAGCAAAGGAGGCTGCGGTCGTCGTGGACGCTGGCGCGTTCTGGATGGGCACAAACTCTTTTTACGTCTACAACGGCGCGGCGGTCGCTGAGCTGCCCTGCGACGTCTCAGACTATGTGTTCAACGACATCAACCGGGCGCAGATCAGCAAGGCGTTTGGCATGTCAAATTCCATGTTTGGCGAGATTTGGTGGTTCTACCCCAGCGGCGCAAACACAGAAAATAACCGGTACGTCGTGTACAATTACGTTGAGAATACCTGGTACATCGGTGAGCTGGATCGCACGGCTGGCGCGGATCGCGGCGCGTTCCGTCAGCCCCTGATGGCCAAGGCGTCGGATCGTAAAATCTACGAGCACGAGGTCGGCCTGGAGTATGACAGCTTGACGCCGTTTGCGGAAAGCGGGCCGTTCCGGATTGGCACGGGCGACCAGGTGATGTCGGTGACCGAGATGCTGCCGGACGAGAAAACCCAGGGCGACGTCAACGCGACGTTTAAAACCAGGTTTTACCCCAACGACACCGAGCGGTCATACGGCCCCTACACCATGAGCAACCCGACGAGCGTGCGATTTACCGGGCGCCAGGTGCGGGTCCGGGTCGAGGGCGCGCAATACACGGACTGGCGTGTCGGGATTAATCGCCTGGATATCGTGGCTGGGGGGCGTCGATGACGCAACCAAACAGACCACCGGAGCCGAAGGGCGAAGATTGGCAAACCTGGGGTCGGCGCTTGATGCAGTACCTCAGCCAAACTAGGATCGCCCTGGCGCAAAAGACAGGCGACGAAAACGCGGCGGACGACGGCAGCTTTATGTGGGACCGCTCCGGGCTTTACCCGGTCGTCTCGCAAAACGGATCCTTCAATGAGGTCGTCGTAAAGCAAGCTGCGCCCGCCTCCTCGGTTGGCGCGTCTGGCGATACGGCTGGCATGATAAGCTGGGACACCGGCTACATCTACGTTTGCACGGCAGCTCACGACGGCTCGACGGACATCTGGAAGCGCGTGGCGCTGACTGGGGGTGCCTGGTGATCACTGAAGAATTCACGCGCTGCCGCCCGTACATCGAAGCTGCCCTGGAATACTCCGGCGGCACGCACGACATCATCGATATATACGAGGGTATATACAAAGGCACGATGCAGCTCTGGCCTCGCGAGAAAAGCTGCCTGGTGACTGAGATCGTGGTTTATCCAAAAAAACGGGTGCTCAATATCTTTCTTGGAGGCGGCGATCTCACCGAAATTTTAGACATGCACGATGACGTGATAAATTGGGCTAAAGAGCAAGGCTGCGAGGCGCTCAACATGACTGGGCGTTTTGGTTGGAAGAAACCGTTAGCAGCACACGGGTGGGAGCCAATGCACTCATCTTACGTTAAGGAGATATGAAATGGGCAAAGGCGGATCATCTACAAGCGTAGCAGTCCCGGAATGGCTAGAGACAGCAGCGAAACGAAACCTGGGTCAGGCAGACAAAATCAGTCGCCTCGGACCCGTCCCGCTGTCCTACGGCCCCACGGTCGCTGATTTCACTGACGCCCAGTATGCCGGGTTCAACAACACAGCCAACACCGCCAGCGCGTTTGGGTTAAACGCCCCCGGCGCGTACAGCATGGGCAACCCTGCGGCGACAACTTTCGACAACGGCGTCCGGGCACTGAGCGCCGCTCCATTGTTTGAAGGCAAGATGGACGCGTTTGCGGCTGCGCGCCCGGCACAGAAATCATACATCGACAGCTTTTTTATTGACCCGTACAGCGGCGAATACGGCAGCAACATGGCTCCCCTGGTTAATTACGATAACTACGGCACATTCGCTGACGCGGTGGCGGCTGCTAACGGCGGCGGATCTGACGCGATACCTCCGCAGCCTACAGACAGCGGACCTGGCATGCCAGGCGGCACCAGCTTTACGACCTACGGCGGGCACGAGGACATCGCGCACGAAACGATTGACGATGCGTTTATCAATTACGGCCAAGAGATCACGGCAGGCATCGCCAAGCCAGAGGACAACCCAGCCTACAACGCGGAGGTCGCTGCGGCTAACGTAAACGTGCCGGTGACCTACACAACGGATGACGGCGGCACGGTCACGAAACCGGCGGGCGAGCTTACGAGCGCAGACTTTACGGCGGCGTCCAACGACCTAGCCACGCAATACGCCCTGGCGGGCGCATCGATGGCTGCGGCTGGGATTAAGAACGTAGGCGGCGGATACAATCAAGGCGACCCCACGACTGGCATTGGCGGCGCGATCACTGACGCGTTTGGCAACATCATCGAAACGGTCGCAGGGACGCCTGGCCCAACTGGTATAGTCGCAGACTTAATTGATGCGCCAAACAGCACATACGACCCTACGGGCGGTGACAACTCGCCATCGCAGGGATTGTTTGCTGGCGGCAGCGCCCAAGCAGAAACAAACCTTATTAACTCAAGCATGAGCGACGATGATTTCTGGGATGCTATTGAGAGCGACGACACCGTCGGATCTTACGCGACCTACAACGACGACCCGCCCCAGGGCGTCATCGGCAACAACGACAGCGGCTCAAACACCTTCTCTCAAAGCATGGCTAACCTATTCACGCCTGGTGACGGCACGTCTTACGTTGACGGCGTCCTAGTTAACGACAGCGGCGGCGGTGGCGGAAACGACAGCGGAGGCAATGACAGTGGCGGTGATGACGACGGTTGCGTCATCGCAACGCACGCAGTCGCGTCCGGCGTTTTCAACTACCAGAGCAAGCGTCAGGCAGTTGTATGGTGCATGCACAACCTCCACGACAAGTGGTGGGGCGAGGCGATCCGACGCGGGTATCGCACGCTGGGCCGCAAGAAGATCGAGCAAGGCAAGGCTGCGGAGCACTACGAAGAGTTCCGCCGGTACATCGATTTTGCTTCAGGTAAGAAACGCACCCTGCGCGGTGCAGTCACGTTCACGCTACGCTCGGCGCAGTTTTTCGTCGTCGGCATTTTAAACAAGGAGGCTTGATATGGGCGCCCAAGGAACAAAAGGCGGCGGAACAGTCCAGCCAGTAATAGGCACAGCGCCAGCGACGCCCCCGGCAACGCCAGCTCAAGCCCCCGCCCCCACGCCTAACCCGGCGTTTAACGTCAACCAGGCGGCGGCTACCGGGCTGCAAGGCGCCATGGCTGGCACGCAGCAGGCGATGACTGGACCGCTCAACGTGGGCGCGTACATGAACCCCTACACGCAGGAGGTCATCGACCGCACGCAGAACGACATCGAGCGGCAGCGTTTGATGGCGATCAACAACGTCGGCGCGCAAGCTGAGCGAGCAAACGCATTCGGCGGATCCCGCCAGGCACTCGTGGAGGGCACGACCAACGCGGAGTACGGGCGCATGGCTGGCGACATGGCGGCGCAGCAACGCATGGCCGGGTATAACACCGCAATGGCAAACGCGATGGCAGACCGCACGGGTCGCCTGGGC